CTAGCTGACGCCTTGTACTGGTCGAACCAGGGCGATAACACCAAACTTGACGAGTACTACGCAGCTGTCAGTGCTGTCAAGACTAAGTATCCTAAACCGGAGGTTTCCGAATGACAATCAGACTTAATGGACAAACCTCTGGTTATGTCGAACTAGAAGCACCTGCTGCTGCTGGTAGCAATACTCTTACTCTGCCTACTAGCAATGGTTCTAGCGGTCAATACCTGCAGACGAATGGTAGTGGTGCGTTGAGTTGGGCGACTGTTGCTACAGGAAAAATCTTGCAAGTTGTTCAAGCAACACTAGACGATAACCAAGATAGTTTTACAAGCTCTACTTTTAGCGACACTTCTCTGTCAGCAACTATTACACCATCTTCAACAAGCAGTAAAGTATTTATTATTACAAATAACTTTATAATGAACAGCTCAGCGGATGTAAACGGTAAGCTTGGATTGAAGCGCGGTAGCACAATTCTAAACAACGGTAGAGCCCTGGCTGTTTATTATTTCCAAGCTGGTGGAAACGAAGACCCTTGGAATACTAGCAGCATGTTTTACTTGGACTCTCCTAACACTACTAGCGCAACTACTTATAAGGTTGTAGCCAAATGTTCAGGAGGTACTTTTTATGTTGGTCACGGTAGTGGAACTGGTGGCAGCACTGAAACCATGCATTTAATTGAGGTGGCGGCATGAGTAAACTAAAAACAAACAAAATTTTTAACCAAAGCTCTACGGTCGAAACCCTCAGCCTGAACACTAATGGTTCAGCACAGTTTGCTGGCACTTTGTACGGTACTGAGCGGACTATTACCGCTGGCACCGGTAACTGGGATCTTTCTACCAGTAACTACTGGACGTGTGGAAACATCACTATCCCATCTCCTACCAACGCTGTAGCAGGTACAGGCGGTCTTATCCGTGTAACTGCTGCACCTACCTTCCCCACCGAATGTAAGTTCCCAGGTGGGTCTTATACCGCCCCCACAGCTTTTCCTGCAATCATTCCGTTCTACGTCCAGAACAGCACGACTCTGCTGATGGGTAATTGGACGGAGGGTATTGCATAATGGATTTCGCATCATTTTTTAATGCGGTAAAGCCTGCGTATGAAATTGAGCAGAGCTTGCGGTTTGATGGCAGTGCGCGTCTTTACAGGACGCAGCCTGCAAGCCAGACAAGAACTTATAGCTTTTGGTACAAATACTCTGATTTAGACGGCGGCAACTCTTACCTATTTCACCACAAGAATAGCGACGATTCACGCTATCTAGGTGTTAGGTCTGGTGGATCAGGTTCAGAAAATCAATGGCAAACCTTAAATCAAGGCTCATCATTTACTGAAATTGCTGAGTCACGCAAATATCGGGATCCTTCCGCTTGGCAGCATTTTGTTTTCAAATGCACTTCAAGCAATGTCACCTTATATGTCAATGGTGCTCAATTTGCAAGCGCGGGAGGAGCAAACGATGCGCTGACTGGTGGAACACTGGAAATTGGCGCACGGGCTTCTGCAGAATACTTTGGCGGATACATTGCAGAATTTCACCTTGTAGACGGGACTGCGTTAGACCCTGACAGTTTTGGAGAGTACGACGGTAACGGAGTATGGAGACCTAAGAGCTACAGCGGCTCCTACGGCACTAACGGCTTTTACCTGAAGTTCGACCCCTCTGCCACCAACGGCATCGGTCACGACCACAGCGGCAACGGCAATAACTTCACCGCTTCTGGCTTCAACACCTCCGGCACTGGAACGGACGTGATGAGCGATACGCCGACGAAGAACTGGTGCACGATGAACCCGCTTAATAACGGGACAGGTGACACCGAAAACGGCAGCCTTGAGCACAGCCGTGGAACTGGTGACTCAAACTCAGCAACCTTCGGAACGATTGGCGTCACCTCCGGCAAGTGGTATTGGGAGGCAGAGTTGTATTCCACCAGCGGTGGTCAGTATTCCATCGGCATTGGTATGGGCAACGATGATCTGGTGGTCGGCGAAAATACCAAGTGCTTGGTCTACTCGTCATACCAAGGTCAAAAGGTAGGCGGCGGCTCTTACCAGTCATACGGATCCAGCTATGGAGTCAACGACATTATCGGAGTAAAGGTAGATCTTGATGCTGGTAACATTGAGTTTTCCAAAAACGGCACGTCGCAAGGCACAGCGTTTACCAGTATTGATACAAGTAAGCCTTGGTTCCCGATTAGCTGGAAGAACGATAGTAACGTCGCGCAATCTTTCCGCTGGAACCTCGGACAACACGAGTTTGCAAACCCTCCTGGCACGATCGGCGCTACCAATTACTTCAACACGGTTCTTTATACCGGCAACGGCAGCACTCAATCAATTACGGGCGTCGGTTTCCAGCCAGATCTTGTGTTGGCAAAGAACCGCGATTCACTAAATGGCTGGAGAGTTTATGACGTAGCACGAGGTGTTCAAACGCAAATTCAGCTTGATAACGCAAACGCAGAGGAAACAGTATCTACCGGACTTACATCATTCGATTCTGACGGCTTTACCCTTGGATCCTCTGGTGGCATCAACGGTTCAGGAATTGATTTTGCTGCGTATTGTTGGAAAGCTGGCGGTACTGCTTCTAGCAACACTGACGGCGACATAGATTCAAGCGTCTCCGCATCGACCGACGCAGGCTTTTCCGTGTTTACATACACGGGAAATGGTGGCACTGACCAGACCGTGGGTCACGGCTTGTCTGCAGCTCCATCATTTTGCATTGTTAAGTCAAGAGCTAGCAACAGTTGGTTTATCCGGCATGACTCTCTACCTTCAAACGAAAACCTGAATTTCAACACTAGCGGCACTGTTGTGCCTGGTGGAGGTGGTCTTATTGGTGACCTTTCAAGCACATCAACAATTACCCTAAAAAGCGGAAGCAACAACGCAGATAACATCAACGCAAACGGAACTAATTACCTTGCATATTGCTGGGTCGAAAAATCCGGCGTAAGCAAGTTCGGTTCCTACACGGGCAATGGCAGCAGCGACGGACCTGTAATCTCGTGCGGCTTCCGTCCTGCGATGGTCATGATTAAGTGGTATGCGGATGTTAATACTTCAGAATCTTGGCAGCTTTACGATAACAAAAGAGCTGGCAACCCAACCAATACAATCTTGCAGCCGGATAGTGCTACTGCGGAAGAGTCGCCTACCGACCGATATATCCAGTTCAACGCTGACGGTTTCCAGCTGAAGTCAAGTGGTCAACAAATTAACCGCTCTGGCGCTAAGTACATCTTTGCAGCGTGGGCGGCGACGTTTACTGCCGACGAAACTTATAAGTCCCTTAACACCGCGAACCTCCCCGCGCCGACGATTAAGGATGGGTCGGAAAATTTCAATACAGTTCTTTACGCTGGCAACGGTGTGGAAGACCGTGCAATTACTGTCGGTTTTCAGCCAGATCTTGTGTGGGGTAAAGCTAGAAATCAAAACTTCTGGCACGCGCTGTTTGACAGCGTTCGCGGTTCTGATGAACGCCTGGTGTCTAACGAAACCGATGCAGAAGATCAAAACGCTCAATATCTCAAGTCATTTGATGCAAACGGCTTCACTCTTGGCACCGATGCCAATATGAACTATAATGGCGCTAATATGGTTGCTTGGTCTTGGAAAGGTGGTAACAGTAGTGGCTCAAGTAACACCGATGGCAGCATCACCAGCACGGTAAGCGCCAACCCCACGGCTGGTTTTTCGATTGTTGGTTATACGGGAACCGGATCAGCGGCAACTGTGGGTCACGGATTGGGCGTGGCTCCGTCTGCAGTCATAGTGAAGAACCGAGACTCTGCCGAAGGATGGCGGGTTTATCACTCAGCACTTAGTTCAGCGAGTAAATATTTAGCCCTTGATACTACTGCTGCGGAAGACACCGCCAACTCAGTCTTTAATGGAACCGCACCGACTTCTAGTGTATTTAGTGTCGGCGATGGTACAGCTGTTAATAACAGCGGAGACGAACTTATCGCCTACTGCTTTGCCGAAGTCGAAGGCTACAGCAAGTTCGGCAGCTATACCGGCAACGGGTCAAGCGACGGCGTATTCATCTATCTGGGCTTCAGACCCGCATGGTTCATGCTGAAATCGTATAGCGCCGCTGGCGAGTGGTTGATTATTGATTCAACCCGAGACACCTATAACAACACAGAAGCCGTACTTGAGGCGCACGATCCTACGAACGAAGCAGGTGCAGAAGACGCTGATATGGACTTCCTGAGTAACGGAATCAAATTCCGAAATACCGGCTATTTCAATACAAGTGGAAGGGATTTTGTTTACGTCGCATTTGCTGAGAACCCATTTGGCGGTGACGGTGTTTCGCCCGCTACCGCAAGATAACTACTATGGCACTTATTTATAACGGTCACGTCCTTAAATATGACATTCCTTTTGTGGATGTTGACGGTAACCAGTACCCAGCCGGTTGGCTGAGAAACCATACACTCGCTGAAAAAGAAGCGATTGGTATCGTAGAGATACCTGACTACAAACCATTTACCCCCGAAGAACAATGATTGCACTTATCCGTCCCGTTCTTATGTCGTTCCTTAATAGCGACAAAGTAAAGCGCCTTATTGTTGACATGCTCCGCAAACTGGCTGAGCAATCTGATAACACTGTCGATGACCAGGCTGTTGACTTCATCGAACGTGGTTTGTTTGGTGACTGATGGACTTTGGTGAGCCGCCAGTACTACCCTCTCTGACGCTCCCTGAGCCCCTTGTTTTACCCCGTCCGGTACTGGAGGTCCCACGAGCAGTTTTACCCTCGTACAAGCCGCTTGTGGTGCCTCCTGCGGACCTTCGGCCACCTCCGGGAGTCAAGGGTACGACACCTTCCGAAACAAAGAAGGCTAAACCTCCACCTCCTAAACCACCAGCTACACCGCCACAGATTCGTTATATTGATGTTCCTGGTACAGATTATGAAGTACCGTTACCAAGTAATGAGATTCTTGTGACGGCTGGTACGACTGCTACTGTCTCAGTTGCAGCCACCCTAACAGCTACTGCTATCTTTAAGCGGACAGTTAGCGTCCTTAAACCTATTATTAAGAAACTGCTAACCAAGAAAAAGAAAAAAGATGAAGGATGACCAAGGTTTCTTTCACAACTTCTTTAGTGAGATAGTCAAAGCCTTGGTGCTCGTTTGGAGTGCTGGTGTTTTGACAGCATCTTACATGGGAATGTTGCAAAAGATGGATCCCACGTTTGTAGCCAGCTTGCTCAGCGGCACTCTCGCTTCATATGGGATCAGTCGTATTGACAAAGATTCTAAAAAAGAACCCCCTAAATGAAACGAATTCTTTTACTGGCTTTTCTGTTGTCCCCCTCAGCAGCTCTAGCTCAAACTGTTACCCCTCAGTTTACACAGGGGTCAATGCAATCCACTACTACCACCACTGTTGACATCGAACGTACGATTGAGACCGAAGTCTTTGGTGGTGCCTACTCATCATGGTCTGGAACAAACGTAACTCCAAGCGGGGATATTACCAATTCTTCGACTACTTGGTCAATTACTACCGCCGGAGACGATTTTCAACTGGAAACTGTCACCAGAGCAGCAGGCGTAGTCGAAACAATCGACATCACCGAAACTATCGAACAAACCTCTACTACTACTTCGCTCTCTATCTTCTCGCAGTAACACCTGCGTATGCAGAAGATCCAAAGGTACAGAACACGTCATCTCCTGTAGCAGCAGCTACGGGTAACGTGACGAATCAGGCTGTGCAATTTCAGAACAACGGTGCTCCCAGTAGGCAACAGTTTACTGGGGGCAATTCTTGTAACGGTGCAACAATGACGTTCTCCCCATTTTATATGGGTAACGACGTTATGCCTGATCAATATACACGTACTAATAACTTTGGAGCACAGCTTAACTTCAGTGTACCGCTAGACGGGAGCATGATTGAGCAGTGCAAATCTATTGCAAAACGACACGAACAGCAAATGCGGTTAACGTATGAACTGACACGTGCTCTTAAATGCACAGAGATCCTGAAGGCTGGGTTCACATTTAGACCCGGTAGCCGAGTAGAAGTACTTTGCCACGATATAGTTCCTATTGTGTCCCTGACAAATGAAGAAAAAAGCAACTGAGGATCAGTTTAACGAGCTCCACAATCTCGTTACTCGTGAGTTCCTCTCTCGCATCAAATCTGGTGAAGCTACCACACAAGACCTAAAGGCAGCGTGTGATTGGCTAGCCAAGAATGATATTAGCGGTGTTGCCATTGAAGGCAATCACCTGGACAAGTTGGCAAACGTATTGCCCACTATTGATCCTGAACTTGTACAACGGAGGCTGTATGGTACGAAAGCGTAAAGGCGCTAAGTATGCTAACGGCAATTATAAATCGTATCAAAAAGCATACGATAGCACTCCTCGTCAAAAACGCAAACGTGCATCTCTAAACAGAGAGAATCGAAAACGTGGCACCTACGGTAATAGAGACGGTAAAGATG